ATTGTTTAGGATGTTTTTAACATATTCTCCTGGAATACAATTATCTTTTATACTTCTTGACATAATAAAAAAATTAAAGGGCTTACATTACATAAGCCCTTAAATTAATACTAGTAACCCATTTCTCTGGCTTCTCTTCTAATAGCATCTTCTTCAGACTCAATCTCTTCAGTTTGAGGAGACACTTCAGCAAGAAGGTTATTCAAATGCTTGTTAGCTTTGTAGTGAGAGTCATACCCTTCTAAAGAAGAAATTAACTCAATAGCTTCTTGCACTTTCTCAACATCTGATAAATCAGAATTGTCAATAGGCTCAAGAGCAGCTACAACTTTCTTTTCAGAAACTTTTTCAGCTACAACTTCATTCACAACTCTTGTAGCTGGAGCAGAAGCATCTTTACCAATGTACTTAGCTACCAAATCCTGTACTACAGAAGTTGATAACTGAGTTACATTTTTACCATCAATGGTAAACTTAGACTTATCTCCAGGATTAGTAGCTAAGTGAGCTTTGATAGCTGCAAAACATTCTTTTCTGTCCAAAGCACCTGATTTAGTTTGCTTTGGTCTCAAGAACAATCTGAAGGCAGTTGCTGGTAATACAGCTAAATCATTTACCAAGTCAGACTTGTTAATGTTTTCAGCTGCTAATAAAGAAGACAAATCAAATCCTTCATTTCTTACAAGGGGTTGTAATTCTCCCCAAGTAGTTGCAGAAGTCATGATTTTCTTCATTTGGCCACCTCTGGTAGCATAAATAGTTATTTCTCTTTCAGTAATAACTGGAGCTTGTACTTCACTCATGATGTTAACTTTTAAAAATTAATTAATTCAGTTTTTCCTCTCTTCTTTAAGAGGATGTTTATATGTTTAAGGTTAATAAAAGTTCCTTTGAACACATAATTGTAATCTACACTAATTGGAATTTGATGAATTGTTTCATCATCATATCTCATCACATTAAATATGGTCTTAGCAGGTAGATTAGCTGTATACCCCTGTGATTTGGTTGTTGGCAAAAGCCAAATGCAAGGATTACTCCTAGCAATAAAATAGATAACCTTTTTAATGAATGGCTCCCAATATTCACTATGGTCTGTGTCTGCCCCATAAGTTAGGGACATTCTTAAGAAGAAAAGGCCTTCTTGTAGTATAGGAGAAGCTTCTTCTCTAGCTATTACTACAACCTTAATTTCTGACATAGGCATAGAAAAAACCCTGAAGACTTCTTGAGCTTCAGGGTAATATTTTTCTTTGGGTAACACTTCATTCTTGAAGTAAAGGAAAACATCTGTATTAAATTCACTCAGGAGTGGTCCCCAAGAGTAATGAATAGAATTGAAATTCATTCTGTAAAGTCTTTTAAGAATTGATGAAATAAGGATTTGTCCTTAGCTATACAATCAGATGGGTCTTTAATACCCTGTTCTAAGCTTCTCTCTGGAAGCCAAAGATTCTTTGCTTTGCCTGGAATGAGGCTATTAATGTGGATTTTGATTTTTTCAGAGGCTACTATACCAGGTTGATCATTATCAAACCATACAATGACAGTAACAAAATTTCTAACCAACAGATTTAAGATTAAGTCATTGGGTATCATCCCCTCATTCTGAAACCAAACCACATTTTTACCATTATTCTTCAGCACTCTATAATCTTTATAAGATTTAGCAATAATCAACTCTTTACCATAAGACACTAGGGAATTAATGCCACCTACATCATTCTTTGTGCAGTTTGTTAAGAATCTTCTCTTGCCTTCTCTCATAGGAAAATAAACTTTCTTCCTAGATTCAGGAAAATCATTGTAACTGTATGCAATATCCTTGCAATCAATAATATGACTTCCTGATTTAGTGTTCAAAGCAAATAACTTCTGAACAGCAAAAACCCTATCTTCAACCAAATGCTTTTTTCTAATCTCATATTGAGACCAAAACTTCACATCTGCAGGCCCAAAGTTCCTTGCTTCTATTAAGAGTTTGACTTTCTCTTTGACTAACTTTTTAGTCTCTTCCCTATTATCAATAGGCTTCAGTCCCACTTTACCTTGAATCAAGGTCTTGTGTATATATTCTAAAGTCAAGTAAAAATTAGGAAATTTGAAAAAATCTTGCACTATATTAAAGCAATCACTATGAGTTCTAGTGTGGGCAAAATCAATAAAATAAAGAACTCCATTTGTATGGTAACTAAACCAACAGCCTGGAGTTCTATCATATCTCAGTGGAGACACTACATAATCAAACTCTTGGGGTATAAAGTTGAACACTAATTGAAATACCTCCTCCTGTGTGACTAAATCTAGAATGCTCTCCTTACTAATAAAACCTCTTCTATTTAAGTTATCTGAATTATATTGATAGTTGCTCATATAAAAGAGGTTAAATTTTAATTAATTACCAGGTTCCCCCAGGGTTTCCTGCAACAGCAGGAGCAGCCATAGCACCAGCAGCACCAGCAGTTTGACCTAGAACTTGTTGAGTACCTTTGTTACCTGTCATGAAGTTAGCATCTCTTTCAAAAGGGTGCTTTTGTCCATTAGAGTTTTTGTAACAAAGAGATTGATCTTCTCCTCTTTCTTCTACCCAAACACCAGGATGAGCAGGAGTAATGAAGTAACCACCTTTCATGTTCTTAGGCAAAGTTGGATAAGTCTTATCATTAAGACCACCATCTTGCTTTTTACCAAAATTCCATTGGAACTCTAAGAACAAATCAAGAGGTTTGCTGTTGTACCCAATAGGTAACAAAGAACAAACTCTAGCTGCATAATCAGCAAAGCTTAATACAGGAGTTGCAAATGCAGCTCTTAAGCTTTCTTCTGTTACACCTACTGATTTCAAGTAATGAGTAACAGTAGCATTTTGTTGAACCATCAAAGCATTGAAGCCAGCAATATATTCAGCAGAAGCTTTATCTGTAATTTCAGCATTGTTTTTATCAACAACTCTGCTTACAGGATTAACCCATTCTTTGTAGCTTCTTTCTCCAACTTTCACTTCAATCTCAATAGCTTCTCTTGGCTCTTGACCATCTTTAGCTACATTAGGACTGTAAGCAAATTTTGCTAAAGTTGCTACTCCAAAGTTACCACCAAATTTGGCTCCACCTTTAGTTTTTAATGATTCATCTGAATCTGATACGAATCCGTATCCTTGAACTTGTGACATATCTAGTCTTTTTTAATAATTAAACAATCTTTTAGTTCCAGTCTGATGTGTCTGGAGTTGTAGGTACAGCTTCAGATTCAGTAACTGTTTCTGCAAAAGCTTGTACAGCTTCAGGTTGACCTTGAGCTACTTCTTCAGTCTCAGCAACAACTTCAGGAGTTACTTCAGCAACATCATTGATGTCTTCTGTATCATCCTCAAGTTCAATACCTGTGTACTGTTTCTTAGCCTTTCTGTTCTTCAATTTAGGGTGTCCCCAAACCATTTTGATCATGTCAGACTGAGTTCTACCATAGTGTTCAGCAATTTCTTTTCTGCTTTTACCTTCAGCTAATAACCCTAAAACATCACTAATAGTGATTCTTAAAACTTCTTGTGTTGCAACTGCAACATTCTCTACTTGTGCACCTTCTTGTGACATAATATATGAATTTAAAAATTAAAAATTAATAACCTTTGCTTTGTTCTTTCCATTGTCTTTCAGCTTCCTGTATTTCAGGGTCTATATCAACAATGTCTTTTTTACTCCAATTTCCTCTTACTAAAGCCAAAGCAACAATAGTAATTATAGAGCCAGATATGACTCCAAGGAAAAAGGCTAACCAACTAACCATAATATTCAGCAATCTTTGCAACAACATACCCTAAATCATTAGGAATAAATTGTTGATCAAACATACCAATAGGAGATTTAGCTGAAGAATACTGCTCATTCTCATTGGTCAAGTATTCTTTTACAGCTTTCTTAGCTGTAGCATCATACCTACTAATACCAATAAGAGTAACATCTACTTTACCCTCTACAGTTAAATACTCATCTACCATCTTACCTGTAGCTTTGTACTTCATATAGATTCTACCATCAGCACCAGGAACATTGTCCCCATGAGCTAAAATGATAACATTTTTACCTGCAGCATCTAGTTTCTCTATGGCATCAAAGATTTTACCCATAAAGTAACCAATTTGCTTAGGTGCATCCCAACCCTTTGCCAAAGCATTAGCCATAAACCAATTCTGCATTACATAGTTTGAATCATCCCACACAATGTTTTTGTATGGACTATTCACTAAGTTTAAGAATATAGCTTCTATATCTTTTGCATTATCAGTAATAACTCTTCTTCCTGTTTTTAAATCAGGCATTGTAGTTATTGGGTATGCTGCACCACTTCCTCTAAAAGGAAGAGGTTTTGAAGTAACTGATATTAAATAAGTTTCTTCAGGAACTAGTCCTACAATACCTAATTCAGGTATTTGTCCAATACTTGTGGACTTTCCAAACCCACTAGGGGCTAGCACTAAAATTTTAGGCATACTTTTTCTTTAAATAGTTAAAGGTTCAAATTTCTTTATGTCCCCATACATGTTGACTCTAAAGTGTTGAGGACAAACACAATGTCTAGATTCAACTAAATGCACAGTTCTCATAAATGGATACAAAAGAGATTTATCAGGTCTCCTAATTGGAGTGCCAAAGTGTTTGCTAAGATTAAACTTATCATCATTTGGGTTAAACATAGTGAAGATATAGTTACTATCCTCACTTAAATTACCTGTCTCTTTGATATCATCAGACTGTGGAAACAGTCTATCATCATCATACTGCCTTCTTCCAATGTCACTAACTGCTCTATTAAGGTGGATAATGTGAACAAATGTGAAATTACAAGTGTTTCTAAACTCTACAGCATACTCTGAGAATTTATCTACAGTTTCTTTCATCTTAAACCCTCTTTCAGGTAATAGCTTTCTTAAGTGGTCTGTTATGATAATAACATACTTAGCAGGATTATTAGGTCTATAACCAATCATTCTCTGAAAGGTTACCCCATCCTTGACAGTAGTTCTATACAAAAACTCACCATTTTCTTTGGCATAATTTAAAAGATAATTTCTGACTCCAGTTGGGTTGTCCTTGATTTCCAAGAACTTAATTAACCCTTTAGAAACTTTCTCTCCCTTGTCATTATACTCTCCAAGTAAAGGAACAATTCTAGCTTTATAGACAGTCTTAATCTTAGAGATTAGATCATCAGAAACTTTAATTATTTCTTTGGGAGCATCAGGATTTGCAGTATCATATTCTAACTCTCCCTTAAGGAAAGCAGAAGATAAAGATACAACATTTTTTCCTTTATACAACTTACCAGAAGGTAAAGTTATCAAATAGATACCATAATCTGAGTTCAGAAAATGAGCAACAAAATCAAACTCTTTACTTATTCTGTCAATCTCAAAGGAGTTGTAGATAAACTCAACATCTAATAACTGACTCTTGTAGTTCTCATATTGGGAATTAAGAGTAGTCCTAGTATCAGGATCAGTTGTAGTTGCTAGTCTAGTGGCAATTGCTTCAATAGAAGCATTAATTTTGGCATTATGGTTCAATACGTAGACAGCAGGCTCTATACAAAAGCCTACATCTACAAAAGTTGACTTCCCTCCCTTTGGGGCAGCTCCAACAGTGTAGATTCTTCCTCTTTGAATTCCATTAATTGCCTGTGAGATAGTCTTCAAACCTTCCCCCATAGGAAGGCCTTTATTACTACCTTTCTGACCTGCTTCAAATGCTGCTCTAAAATTCATTATTGCATTCTTGAAGTTATGTCAACACTATCATTGGTGGCTGTATCAGCAAGAGCTTCTCTATACTTTTCTACCCAACCTTCAAGTGCTGAAGTTCTGTCTCTACCTACACCTTTA